CTGGCCCGCACGTACAAAGACCTCGGCTTCCCGGGCAAATGCCCCGATGACGTCAACGGTTGGGTAAAGGCCATTGGCCTTAAAAGAGTGTCCAGCCATTTGAAAGCCATGCGTCGCTGCATCGAGGAACAAGGCCATGTTGTGCATTGTGGGTGCAAGCTCGTTTGCTCTGAGGAGAAGATGAACGAGTTCATAAACTCACTTGCGGCCGCTCGCTACGAGGCTGACCTTCTGGACCGCGACTCCGAGCCGATGTTGTTTGGCAACAAGCTCATGGGGTCCGTGATAGATAGGAACGTCTACCACATGTATCGAGAGGGCGAGCAACCAGAGCTCAAGGCTAGTTCCGGCAAGCTGACGATTGTGCGTTCCAACATCGGAATGATGAACGCGCATTATCTGTCAGCCTTCAGGGAAATCGCCAAACGAGACCCTTCAGCGATGCTCGTCCTGTGCAATCACGGCAAGATTGACAAGCGCATTAACATTCCGTTCACTCTGTTTCTCGACGAAAACAAATACGTCGTTGACGCAGAGCGCGACATTGCGCTGGTTCAACTGCCACAGTCGGTCCAAGTTCACCGCGATCTCTTGAAACACTTTGTGTCCACGGAGACCATCCAGAACAACCGAGACTGTGACATTTGCCTTTTTGCGCCGCGATCGCCCGTGTACCTGCACGTGTTCGATGCGGGAGCGCGTCTGTCTTCAGATGCGATTACCGTTGACAAGAACATACACACGAACGTCGTGCGGTACAAGGCGGACACGGCCCTTGGTGACTGTGGCTCTTTGCTTGCCTATTCGGGTAATTACCCCAACCCCTCAGAACGAATTGTGGGGATGCACATGGCAGGGAAAGTGATTGGTGGCGAGAAGCACGGCTACGCTACGGTGGTGACGCGAGATATCCTTGAGGGAATGCTGGCCAAGTTCGGCAAGGTCCCTAGGATCGAAGCAGATGTGCATGTAGAAGGGAATTTCCTGAAGGAACATGACGTCTGCCATGAGGTCGTCAAGAAGCTGGCACAACCTGTGTTTCAGCCCACGAAGACGGCCATTGTGGCGTCAGCCTTGCATGGTTTCATCGGCCCCGTAACCAAAAGACCAGCCCAGTTGAGGGCGGAGGTCAAGGACGGGAAGAGGATCGACCCCATGGTGAATGCGCATTTGCGCCAACACACATACAACAAGCCCATCGACGAAGATTTATTGGAGCTGGTTGTGCAAGATGTGACCGAACACCTGAGTCCCTTTGTCAAGAACAGAGGCATGATCCTGGATTTCGAGCAAGCCGTGGTTGGCGGAGGAACGCTCAAGAATCTCGGCCCCATACCGCGGAAGACGTCCGCTGGTTTCACATACCGAGACGATCCCCGCGTGAAGAGCGGGAAGAAGGAGATCTTCGGCGCTGAAGGGGAGTACGATTTGGAGACCGTGCTCTGCCGTGAGCTGCGCACCAAGGTGCTGCGCTTGGAGGAGTTAGCTGCCGAAGGGATCGTCCCAGAAGATCGCGTGTACACAGACATCTTGAAAGATGAGAATCTCCCACACGCGAAGGTGGACATAGGCAAGACGCGAATGATTGCTGCCTGTGATCTGCCCATGACCGTGCTCTACAGGAAGTACTACGGTGCTCTCTGTAACGACTTGGTCGGGACAAGAATAATAAATGGCATTGCTGTGGGAATCAACCCCTACTCAGCGGAGTGGCACTTTACTGTGCGATACCTCATGAGTGTGGGATACAGATTCATCGCGGGCGACTTCTCGTCCTACGATCTTTCCCAGTCTTGCCAGCTCATTCGAGCCACGATGCGTGTTTTGAACACATTGACTGGCCACAACAGCGAACGAGCAAAAACAATAATGGAGGTGCTTGCCGTCACATTGGCGCAGCCGTACCACGCTTCAGGAGGAGTCATTTATGAACTCGACCATGG